TGTTCACGGCCCAAAGCATCAGGAGTATGATTGGTCGGAACATATAATTGGAGGAAGTTACCAACCCAATCTCGTGTACCCTAAATACGATCGTTGGGTTATGTTTGTCGGTAACCTTGATCTTGTCAACGATTCCACTGGTCGCGTTGGACATCAGTTCGGTACCACTGGATCTGGCACTGACTACCGTATTCTCGATGTCGAAATGACTCTTGATACTGTTCTTGCTATGCCCGAAGATGCAGGATTTAAAGGCAATACCGGTGCAGGAACAGCAAACGCAAATCAACCTCTTAACATGCGACGTCCAAGAAGAGCTCTACTTAACTTTACCAATTACCTAGATGCTGCATATCTTGACGTAGCTCGTGTTGATGATCAAAACCCCGCTACCACCACAACTGGTTAATAAACTGTCGCCTATTTTACCGATACACATTAGGGTTAGGTCTAGGGTTAGGCTTAGGTTTAGGGTCTAGGGTTTTATAGGGTTAGGGTTGCACACCAAACTTACTGGGCCCCCCGGCCTTGAGGGCTTAAGGTGTCCCCTTCAACAACAGTTTCACCGCTTCCCCCCAAAAATTCCCACAGATTCCCACGAATTTCAATTTTTACCCCGAAACAACCCTAGCGCTTATAGTAGGAACCCTAAGTATTACCTACTATAAGCGCGGTTCTCACTTCTCATATTATGCAAAAAACACGAAAACCGTGACACCCTTGTGATGTCTTTTTTTGTCGGAGTTGGGAATGTTCTTATTACCCGAATTTCATATATAAGAGAATGTATTTTGTACATTCTCTTCTCATCCTTCAAAATTTCGGACTACACTGATGACAACCTCTCCCAACTCTCCACCCACTCACTCACCCGACGCTTGCGAAATGTGCGGGACCTCGGATTGCCTACGCATTACCGACAACCTCAACTCCTTGTTCCCGAAGCGATCAGAAGTATCTGGGATGATCCCATCGAAGAGGTACCGGAAGTGGGACGACGACAGGGAATCTTCTGGATCGCCACTGTCCCACGAGAGAAATGGTCAATCCCAAGTGCCCTCCCCGATTCCCTCAATTGGATCAAAGGGCAGCTTGAACGAGGAGAGTCAGGATACGAACACTGGCAATTTGTCTTTGCGCTCAAGTCTAAAGCAAGCCTCCCAGCAGTTAAGAAGATCTTTGGGATTGAGGAAGGGCACTTTGAACTCACACGTTCAGAAAAAGCTGAAGGTTACTGCTGGAAAGATGACACTTCAATCGGACATCGATTTGAACTCGGAGCTAAACCCATTCGTCGAAACGAGAAAACAGATTGGGACACTGTCTGGGACGATGCGGTCCTCGGGCAGTTCCTCAAAATCCCCGCAAGCATTCGAGTGGCTCATTACCGGTCCCTATGCTCAATTAGTTCACACCACATTGTTGCTGAACCAATTCGAAAAAAAGTTTACTACCTCTGGGGGCCAACTCACACTGGAAAGTCGCACCGCGCCTGGAGCGAAGCAGGTATGGATGCTTACCGCAAAAATCCGAGGAGTAAGTGGTGGGATGGTTATCAAGGTCAACGAAATGTTGTTATGGATGAATTTCGAGGAGGAATTGATATCTCATATCTCCTCGGGTGGTTCGACTGGTATCCTGCTACTGTGGAAGTCAAAGGTTCCACTGTTGCCCTCAAGTGTACTAATTTCTGGATCACCAGTAATCTCCCCCTTGAGCGACTATACGACAACGACCCAAAAGTGGACGAAACCACCTTGGATGCTCTTCGCCGAAGATTAGAGATAATCCCGATGTTCGATACGTTCGAGTTTCCCGAATAATAAATGCCTTATGCTATTCGAAGACGTCGCACCAATTATCGCGTTCCTTTTAGGTCTGTCAGGAGGAGCACTACTGGCCGTTACCGTCGTAGTCCACTCACAGTGTTGCGTAGAAGGGTCTATCGAAGAAGACGTTAACTTGTCTTAATAAAATGAAACGTAAACGTTCTTCCTCTGAACACAGTCGCCCTATTTACCAAACTGGTAGACGAAGACGTCATGCTCCTATTCCGTGGGTCGGTCCACGTCGTCTTCCTTACCTGCCCTCTATTTCTTCGCGTCGCTCAAGCAGTTCAGGTGGCTCTGTTCGTATGTCACTCGACAGCCGCCGATCTAACTACGCTCCCGAACTATTAGGTGCTGCTGCAGCCGGTGCTGTCACAGTCGCAACTGGTAGTGGTCTTGCAGGAAATTTGGCGTACCACGGTACTTCGTCACTCGCAGGAAATCTTCTTCGCCCAAGAACTAGCAGCATGGCAGGAGGAGCAACAACCGGACACGTACCCTTTGCCCCTGGCACAGCACTTGCAGGTAAACTGGTAAAGGGAGGTAAGAAAACTAAGTTTTCGCGTGCCAAACTCGTCAAGGTATCGAAACGCCTTCGAAAGAAGATTGAGAAGGTGATGGTACAGAAAATGGTTACCGGCCATGTTAAACAGATTTACACAGGAGCTATGGGTGCTATGGAAGGAACTCCTATTGTCACCAACACTCAAGTCATGGGTAGTATCCAATCCATTCAAGGCATCCCCGCTGCGTCTAACTCACAATACATCTGGCAAACAATGACCAATTTTAATACTGGGTCTGCTGTGCCTGTTTATGATGATGGTATTGATTTCCGACTATTCAGCACGAACCGAATATTGGATGCTGCATCCATCCTTTGGATGGATAAGAACCCTTCCCTTAACTATATGACACAGATCGGAAACTTTACTGCCAATGTTGATGCTAACGGTGTCCCCTCGGTTCTAACTAAGAATGCTGGAGGACCACAGATCATTGTAAAAAGCGCTAAGGCCACCTTTGTTATTAAGAACAACTCTCAAAGAACACATTTTTTGAAGATGTATGTTTGTAAGGCCAAGCGTAAAGGTGTCGCTGCATCTCCTCTGAATACCTGGATCTCTGCTATGGCTAATGAAGGGGAAGATGCTATTAACAATCACAACGATATTCTGATTACCTATGGACCTACGTTTAATGACTCTGGATTGAAACCAACGTACGGCCCTTCTCTTATTGGCGCTACCCCCAATATTGCTAACGGATTCAAGTCTGATTACACATATTCTGTTGTAGAAATGTGTCTTGAACCTGGTCAGATCATTACCCAAGTTGTTCACGGCCCAAAGCATCAGGAGTATGATTGGTCGGAACATATAATTGGAGGAAGTTACCAACCCAATCTCGTGTACCCTAAATACGATCGTTGGGTTATGTTTGTCGGTAACCTTGAT